CTCAAGTGTGTACCCATTCCTGAAAAAGAGGTCTGGTTGCAGCTTGAACGCTACGCGGAACCATTATTCGAGAAGATGCGATCGATCGAGTGTGATCTAGACCGGGACTTCGCGCTGTGGAACGCGAAGTTCGACAAAAAGAAACAACGTAATCATGTGATAGCGTGGGAGTCATTGAAGGACCGGCCCCTTGAGTTGGCCGACTTCATCCGCGCACACTTCGTTAAACGTGAGCTAACTTTGAAAGGCGGGCCGGAACCAGAGGATTTCGACCCGCGGGCGATCCAAGCCAATTCGGATCGCCTCAATGTATCCCTCGGGCCGTTCGTAAATGAGTCATCCAAGCAACTGAAAGAGGTGTGGAATAAAGATGCTAGGATTTGTTACTCTGCAGGTATGACGGCCGAAGAGATAGGAGAGTGGCGCGCTCAGTTTGGGGACCAGAGGGTCACCATTCTTGAGAGCGACGAGAGTAGGTACGATTGTCACCATGGTAAACCAACTTTTGACCTCATCAAAAAGATGTACGTCAAGCAGGGGTTGGAGAGCTACGGTAACGCCAAACTTGCTTTCTCGTCGTGCGAGCGTGTAAAGGGTTATTCGTCACACGGGATCAGGTATTCCGTGGATTACACGATGACTTCTGGAGCCGCTTACACCTCTGAGGGCAACTCGTTGATCAACGGGTTGAAAATTGCTTTCGCACTGGACTTTCTGGGAATTGATTTCCGGATGCTGGTGCACGGCGATGACAGCCTTATAGTCATACTGGGCCATTGGTCTATACCGTACACAACCTGGTTCACTGCGCAATTCCTTGGATTGCAACGTGCGCTGGGCTTCACCACAAAACTGAAGATACGAAACAGCTGGGCGGAAGTCGAGTACTGTTCGTCCCTCTTCTGGCCTGTCGAAGGAGGATTCGTCCTGGGGCCGAAAATCGGTAAAAGGTTGCCCAAAATTGGGTTTTCCTTGCGAAAACTGAGACCGGGTGAAGTGAAAGGCATGCTCTTGGGCTTGTCGATAGAGGCGGGGTTCGTCCCCGTCATTCGTGTGTACGCTAAACACCAACTCAAACTCATGCGTTCAGTGGAGAAGGAAGACTACGTCGACAAACGTTCGGTGTACAAGAGCTTCCCTACTTCCAAACACGTGTGTAATGAAGACACGGCCTATTTCTTTCTGGAGAGGTACGGATTTGCTATGGAGGAGGCGGAGTCACTCCTCAAAAGCAGCCTCACCAACAACCTCACAGACTGCGTCGATTACGGTGCACTCAGTCTGTTCACTGCCATAGAT